TTAATTGGATTCTGTCCAGATTTTGATTTCTATAAAAAAATAGAAAAAGATTACGGTATCAAGATCGCATTTGATAATTGTGAAAATACATTTGGAGAATTTAAACAAAAAAATATTTCTTCATATTTTACATCTTCAACTTCTACATACTTTGGCCATCAAATTCAAAGCATTGAAGGAGGCTTTATATTTACAAATTCAGAAGAAGAATATAAATTTTTCCTAATCAATAGGAACCATGGAATGGTTAGAAGTTTAAAAGTTTACGGTCTTGATACAAAAGACATAGAAAATAAAAATGTAGATAGCTCGTTTGATTTTTATTCTTTTGGAAATAATTATAGGAATTCAGATTTAAATGCTTTTATTGGTCAATTAGATTTTAATAGAATACCCAAATATACAAAAACTAGAAAACAATTATATAAATTGTTCAAAGAAGAGCTGGATCACAATAGATTTTATCTACCTAGCGATAGAGAAAATATCAATGATTCACCATTCTGCCTTCCAATCATTTTAAAAAATAACGATAAAGATAGCTTTAACAAAGCAAAGGAAATTTGTAATGATTTTAGCATAGAGACTAGACCAATTATTTCTGGATTCTTAGGCTATCAAACGTGTTACAAAAAATACTTTAACTCCGAAGCTGATTATCAAAATTCAATTTATTTGCATAACAATGGATTTTATATAGGACTTTACCACGGATTAAAAGAGAAAAAAATTAAACAACTTATACATAAATTAAATAATATAAAATGAAAAAAATTATTATTACAGGCGTAACGGGTCAAGATGGCAGCTTTATGGCTGATTATCTCTTGGAAAACACAGATCATACTATTGTCGCTGGCATACGGCGACTAAGCGTAGCAAATCATGTAAATATTAAACACTTAAAAAGTAACCCACGATTTAAGCTTATTGATTTAGATATCGCAGATGCCCAAAACGTGGAACAAGTGATTCGCGATGAGCAGCCAGATTATTTTATTAATTTTGCAGCTAATTCATTTGTCGGCAGTAGCTGGACGATGCCAGTCAATCACATGAATACAAACTGTATGGCAGTTCTTTACCAGTTAGAAGCAATTAGAAAATTTGCACCAAACTGTCGCTATTACAATGCTGGCTCCTCAGAAGAATTTGGAGACGTATCTTACGCTCCGCAGGACGAAGCTCATCCGCTTCGACCAAGAAGCCCCTATGGAGCATCCAAAGCGGCAGCTAGGCATCTTGTCAAAGTGTATCGTGATTCGTATGCAATTTACGCTGTCCAAGGCTGGTTATTTAATCACGAAGGAACTCGTCGTGGAGAAGAATTCGTCACTCGGAAGATCACTAAAAATGTTGCAAGAATCAAACGCGCTATCGAAAATAAATTACCATTTGAGCCGCTAAAACTTGGTAATTTAGAATCCAAAAGAGATTGGTCAGATGCCGAAGACTTTATGGATGGCGTTTGGAAAATGCTTAATCAAGACGAGCCCAAAGAATATGTGTTGTCTTCGAATGAGACTCATTCTATTAAAGAATTTGTGGAATTAGCATTTGAAGCTGCTGGTATCGAGGGTGCTTGGGTCGGAGAAAAACTCGAAGAGCTTTACATTTTACCAAATTATCTAGCCGATTTTTCTGAATTTGCTTCAGTTAAGTTGATGGAAATTGATGAAAAGTTCTATCGTCCCGCCGAAGTTGAACTTCTTCTTGGCGATTCGACCAAAGCTCGTCAAGAGCTTGGATGGGCTCCTAAAACTTCTTTTCAAAATTTAGTTGACAAGATGATAAAAAATGACATACTCTTGCTGAATGGCGAAGAGTAAGATCAACAAAAAGCAAATACTCGCACGGCTCACGCTTGTCCCCGCAAAGGATAAGCGTTTGTTTTACATGCGAGAAATGAAGTTTTTGAACGACTTGTGCGAACGATACTCGCTTGAGTTCATGGACATTGTTTCTTTTGACAAGAAGTTTGATTCGCTAGCCTATATAGTTTGCGACAAGCTGGAAGAGACAATGGATAAAAAGTTTAGAGCATTCAATTTTAAGGTTGACTTATCCAAGTATAGCGATTACGATATAGGAGAAAAGGTGGGTGAAGACTCCACGGTGGAGAAGAAAATTAAATCATTAAAGGACTTTTTAGATGGCGAAAATTAAACAAGAAAAAAATAAAGAAGTATTGAATTCCAGCTCCGTTCTAGGCTCGTTCCTAAAACAAAACTCTGAAGATCACTACAACTTTGAGGAAGAGATCGACTATAAAGTTTCCAGCGGTTCTCTGCAATTAGATTTGCGGTTAGGCGGAGGACTATGCCCAGGTTTACACAGATTTTGCGGAATGAATGAGGGAGGTAAGACGAGCGCGGCGCTGTCGTTCATGAAAAACTTTTTAAGCTCAGTCCCAAATTCAAAAGGCTTTTACATTAAAGCGGAGGGCCGTCTCGGCAAAGAGATGAGAGAGCGATCTGGCATTAATTTTGTTTTTAATGCAGAAGATTGGAAAGTCGGCACTTGTTTTGTATTTGAAAGCAACATCTATGAAACTGTTGTCGCCGCAATGCGAGAACTTGTCACTAAAAACGAAGAAGATTGTCGCTATTATTTCCTGCTTGATTCTGTCGATGGTCTAATCACTAAGGGAGATCTTGACAAGGGTTTTGAGGACTCCAACAAGGTGGCTGGCGGAGCAGTTATCGCAGCCAATTTCATGAAGCGTCTTTCGATTGCTCTCGCTAAGAGAGGACACATGGCGGTATTTATCAGCCAAGTTCGCGCAGACATTAAGCTTGATCCTTACTCAAAAGCCCCAGTGAGACAAACAACCGCTACGGGCGGAAACGCTCTGCTACATTTTGCGAATTTCATTCTCGAATTTGAGCCTAGATACAAGGGAGACTTGATTCTGAAAAATCCTTCAGACAAAACAATTGACGCTGTAAATAATCCCATCATTGGACATTTTGCCAAGGTGACTGTCAAAAAATCACCGAACGAAAAAACAAACCTAACCATATCCTATCCAATTAAATACGGTCGGACTAATGGCAATTCAGTTTGGATTGAGAAGGAAATTGTTGATTTGCTGCTTCTATGGGAATTTCTTGTCAAGGGAGGTTCGTGGTATACTGCCACCGAAGAATTTGAAGAACTTCTCGCCGAAAACTCTCTTCTTCCTATGGGGAAGGTGCAAGGACTAGATTCCGTGTTTAGTAAAATCGAACAAGATCAAGCCTTGAGTCAGTTTCTGATAAGCTACTTCAAGAAAGCAATTTGCGATGAAGTTTAAAACCATTAACGGTTCTACTGCGGAACTTAAAAACGCCAAAAGATACTTAATCAAGTGGAGAGGCAAGAGTCGTAGCAAATTTCAACTATCAGTGAAGCGGTTTCTTTTTCCATATTGGAAAAACGATATTGTCTTCGAGGAATTTAAGCTTGTCGGAACTCGTCTGTCTTTTGATTTTTACAACGCAAATAAAAGAGTTGCCGTAGAAGTTCAGGGCGGGCAGCATACCAAATACGTTGAATTCTTTCATGGCAATCGTTTTCAATATCTCCAACAATTAAAAAGAGATGAAAAGAAATTAAAATTCTGCGAGGCGAACGAAATCGTCCTCGTCGAAATTTATCCCAAGGACGAAATTAATGAAGAGCTTTTTTTATCGTTCGGAACGATTTTGTGATTGACAGTTTAGCAAAAAAGATTATCCTAAGCTGAGTATGATCTACAACTTAGAACTGGAAAAACAACTTTTGGCAGCTCTCATTAAAGAGCCCGAAAGCTACTGTGAGATTTCGAACTTTATTAGCCATAAGGATTTCTATAGCGAAGACTCTGATCTTCATGGTTCTATTTTCACGGTGATCAAGCAAGCGATTGATACTGGAGACCAAATTGATGAGATCATTGTCGCGCAAAGAGTGTCTTCGCTTGGATTGTCTTTTGAGGACAGATTGAATCCTGCTGATTATATCCGTTCGCTTGCCATGCGCAAAGTCCCGAATGGTAATTTAATCAAGACAGCCAAAGAACTGAAGAAGTTCACCATTCGCAGAGAGCTGTATGAATCTGCTCAAGATATTGCGCGGAAAATGAAGTCTATCGCTCCAGAGTCGAGCTATACTCAGATCATCGGAGCGGCAGACGATTCGTATAATTCACGCATCAATCTTTATGAGATTGGTAT